AGATAATCTAAAAACTAGAATAGAGGTCTTAGAAGAATGACAACTAAAATACCTGTAGAACTGTCAAGTACGCCAAGCATTTCTGATAGTGGCGATGCTACGGCTATTACCATAACAAGTGATGAGAAAGTCGGAGTTGGAACTACCACCCCTAGTCAAATATTAAATGTAGAAGCCACAAGCACACCAGTAATAGAAGTATCAACATTAGATGACAACAATCCTGCAAGTGCTTCGGCGATTGACCTTGTGGAAAAACAACCAACTCATGCAAGTAACACGGCAACTTTTGGTCAGTCAGGTGTCTATGGGTATAGAATCCAACTTAATGGTTCTGATAATACGTTAAGGATAAAATCAGGTTCACAGACAACTACAAATGACAGAATAACTTTAGCAAGAGATACAGGAAATGTTGGTATTGGTAATAGTGGACCAAGACAAAAGTTAAGCGTAACTGGTCCTATTGTTTCTACTGGCGCTTTAGCAACTTTAGGAGCTGCAGGAAGTTATAATGACGGAGCATTTAATGCTACAGCATTAGATTATTACAATGACGGCGCAAGAAGTTGGTCTTGGGGTAGTTCATCAGCACGTGGAACTTTTAATTGGTATCAATTAGAGAATGACGGTCAAAATCAAATAAATTCTATGACACTTCACCAAGACGGGGAGTTTTCTATTCCTTACCAACCTTGTCTTACGGCAATAAAAGGTTCAGATACGGTAAATGTTGGGCATGGAACTACACAAACATTAAGTTTTACAAATGAATATTTTGATATAGGAAGCAATTTTGACGGAACATACTTTACTGCGCCAGAGGACGGAATGTACTTAGTTGCAGTAAGTATAAGATTACAAAGTGTTGAGTCTAACTTGCCTTATGCTCAAGTGTATCTAACAGCTTCAAACAACGCTTACTACATTGATTTAAAAAGTTTTGATGATATTGCAAATCAAGCAGTTACCTTTTTTAGAATGAATGGAAGTGTTGTAGTACATTTAGATGCAGGAGATACTTGCTATGTTCGTTTTTATGCGGACAATTTACCAAGTGGTTCTAATACAATGGATATAGATAGCGTATCACAATTAAGCATAATAAAGGTTTCATAACGAGAGGTAATTAAAATGGCAAAATTAAAAATAACATTAGAGATAGAAGACACTGACCAGACTATTCTCAAAAACGACCTGCTTGATATAAATGAGTGGGCTCAACTTATGTTGTCAGGAAAGATTAATAACTGTTGGAAACGTATGCAACAACAATGGACAGCAAGACTAATGAATGATGAGTCTTTCACTGATGCTATTCCTAGCAATAAAGCTGATTTTGTAACTTTAGTCACAAGCAGAGAAGATTACAAAAACAGAGAAGAAAGAGATGCACAAAACGGCGAAATAAAATAATGGCACTAACAAAAATATCAAGAGGTTTATTAAACACAGGTGTATCAGATAGCTCTGATGCTACGGCTATAACGATTGACAGTAGCGAGAACGTGCTAATCGGAACAACAAGTGGTTCAGACCCATTAGTGGTTTCTGATTCAGGTGCAAGTTCAATTACAGCAAGATTTATAAACACAAACGCAGACGCAAACCCTGCAAATATAAGACTGCAAAAACTCTCAAGTTCCCCTGCAGACGGAGATTATCTAGGCATGATTAACGTAAGTGGGGAAAACGATGCTAGTGAGGAAACTATATTCCAGTCCATAGACTTTATATCCACAGATGTTTCAGACGGCACAGAGGACGGAGTCATAGCTTTTAGAACTAGACGCTCAGGAGGTCTAGCAGAGAGAATGAGAATTGGTACAAATGTTGGAATTGGAGTAACGAGTCCTGATTCAAGATTGCAAATATCTAATGAGGACGGAAGCACATATCGGTTTGGTTATGGCGGAACGTCAGATATTTATTTTGATTCTGATGCTGTTCGTTTTAGAACTGATAATGGCGGTGCAAATATTGCTATGTTAGATACTGACGGACTTAAATTTGGAAGTGATTCAGCAACGGCTAACGCCTTAGATGATTATGAGGAAGGCACTTTTGAAGCTGATATTTATAGTGGCTCTACAAATCAAGTTATCCTAAACGCAGTTGATGCAGGCAAGTATGTGAAAATAGGAAGGTTTGTTTTTATTACTATACAAATTTATTTAAATAGCGTAACAAGCTTTACAACTAGTAGTACAAATAACTACATAAACTTACCTTTTGTTTCTGCAAGTGACACTTTTAACGCAAGTGGTTTTAGACCTATGTACTATAATGGTATGGGAACAATAAATGCTGGTTATTTATCAACTAATACAAATAAATTGTATTTATGCACAAGTCAAAATAATATTTTAGCAAATTTAGCAGGTGCAACAACGATAGGTGGAAGTGTAAGATTTTATGGCGATATGACATATATGTCGGCAAGTTAATTTTTTTAAAAGAGGAAAAAAATGGCAATAACAAAAGAAACAATTATAGATAAGATAGAGGTTCTTGAAAAAGGACAGGTTCAGGTCAGGACAGCGACTGTTATAAAAGAGGGAACAGATGCAAAAGGGTACACTGAGCTTAGCAGAAGTTTTCAAAGACATGTAGTAGAACCTTGCACTAAAGCAAGTGGCGATTGGGAAGATACAGACATATCCGCAGAGGACGCAAAGGTTCAAGCTATCTGCAACGCTAGTTGGACTGACCAAGTCAAAACAGACTACAAGGCAATGATTGATTCAAACCCTACGCCTTGATATGATGAAAGCATTAACTTTAGACAAAGAGGTAAGATATGGCAGAAGCTAACACTGATGAAAGGACTCTCGTCATTAAGGACGACGAGGAAAAAGAAACAGTTTACAAGGTTTCAGAAATGACGGAAGAAGCACAGATTCTTTACGCAAAACTGGAACTCATAGGCAAGGACTCACAAACCGTGAAAGCAAATGCGGAGTTCAAGCTGGAACAGAATGACATATTGCAGAAGCACTACCTAGAGGCACTAAAACCTCTACTATCTTCAAATGAAGAAAAAACTGAGGAAGTAGAGAGTGACAAGCCGAAAAAGAAAAATAACTGATCTAGGAAAAAACACAGCACTTGCATTAGAGTCGCACGAAAACATTTGTGCTATTCGCTATGAGAACATAGAAAAAAGGCTAGAATCAGGCAGTAAAAGATTTGCCAGAGTAGAAGGCATGATTCTCGGTGTATATGTCTTAATTATAGGATCTCAAGTAATAACACAGGTGTTTTAATGGCAGGACTTAAAATTGCAACAGAACCAACACAAGAACCATTATCTTTGCAAGAAGTAAAAGATTATTTAAGGGTTGAAGATAATACCGACGAAAGAATCCTCCAAGCTATGATAGAAACTGCAAGAAGATTTGCAGAAGAACATACAGGAAGATCCCTAATGCAACAAACAGTAAATCAATTTATTGACGGTTATGATGAAATGGAAGATCCTTTATTTGAAGGATTTAGAACTGGTCCATTCCTTACTTATTATAAGAATTACATTACTCTAGCAAGGCCACCTGTAATATCCGTTACCACTGTTAGTACGTTTGATGATTCAGATACAGAAACTACTTTTGCGGCAAGTAAATATTTTTTAGATAATGTTAGAGAACCTGCAAGGATTGTTCTTAGAAACGGCGAAACCTTCCCTACAAGCTTGAGAGTAGCTAATGCAATAAAAATAGTTTATGTTGCAGGATATACCTCGCCTTTTGCTATCCCAGAACCAATTAGACTAGGAATGTTGCAACATATTGCACATTTATACGAGCATAGAGGAGATATGTATAATGCAGTTGCTTATCCACCTTCTTTACAAAAATTATATGCCCCTTATGTAATTATGAAGGGGTTATCTTCTTCTACTTTACTTTCTATAGGTTAAGAATGTCGGTAGGAATGTTGCGACACCAAGTATCGCTACAAAAACCCACAAATACTACCGATGCAGGTGGAGGAGCAGTCAAGACCTTTTCTACTTTAACTAAGCTTTATGCCTCCATAAAGCCTGTATCAGGGCAAGAAAAGTATAGACAAGGCCAAGTACAAGAAAGCGTAACACACCACATCACGATACGTTTTCGTAAGGATATAGGCACTAATTATCGTATTCACTACGACGACAGAAATTTTAATATCAAACACATTAGAAATATTGACGAGAGGAATAGATATTTACTGCTTGTCTGTAATGAAGGAGAAGCAAATTGAATATAAAATTTTCCTTAAAAAATCTAAAAGGTTTTAATAATCGTTTAAAAAAAAGACTTCAACAAGATGCTATGCAACAAGTAAAAAGAAATGTTACTAGAAGCACTTTAATAGTAAGAAACTTTGCTCTTGAGAATATTCAAAGAGGACAGAAAAGCGGTGTAACCTACGAACTTTATAATCCAAGAAGAACGCATACTGCATCTGCACCTGGTCAATTTCCTGCAACAGATACAGGGTTTTTAGTATCACAAATATCAACAAACGTAGAAACTAGAGGAAAACAAGTAATCGGACAGATTATAAGCTCTGCTCCTTACTCAAAACATTTAGAGTTTGGCACAACTAAGATGTCAGCTAGACCTTTTATGCAACCAAGTTTAGAAAAAAATAAAAGAAAGATTAGAGAGATCTTTAAGAAAGGAGGGTATATAGATTGAGTATTGGTCAATTTGCCTTACAAAGTAGGATCTATTCAACTTTAAGTAGCGATAATAATTTAACATCTACATTAGGGGCAGGTGTATTTGATGAGGTCTTAGAAGGCACAAGTTATCCCTTTGTTGCTATCGGAGAAGAAACTGCTGTTGATTATGGAACTAAAGATCTTGATGGTGGGGAATATACAATAAATATTCATGTTTGGTCGCAATATACAGGTGCTAAAGAAACCAAGAATATTATGGACAGAATTCACGATTTATTGCATGATAGTAGCTTAAGTGTAACTGGATTTAATCTTGTTAATTTAAGATTTGAATTTAGTGATATACTTAGGGATCCAGACGGAGTAACAAGACACGGTGTTATGCGATTTCGTGCAATAATTTTAGGAACTTCATAAAAGGAGATAAATTATGGCAGCACAGAAAGGTTCAGCAGTTCTAATCAAAGCAACTGTAAGTGGAAGTAAAGTAACCGTTGGTGGTTTACGATCTTCTTCTATTACTTTAAATGATGAAATGGTTGATATAACTAACAAAGATTCATCAAATAAAAGAACTCTTTTACCGCAAGGTGGTATTCAGTCTTTGACTATAAGTGGATCTGGTGTTTTCACAGACAGTACATCTGAGCAACAATTAAGAACTTCGGTTGGGGAATCAGTATTTAATACTTACGATTTTATTATTCCTGATCTAGGAACTTATACAGGAAGTTTTCAAGTAACTTCTTTAGAGTTTGCAGGGGAATACAATGGTGAAGCAACTTATTCTGTAACACTTGAATCAAGTGGTGCAGTTACATTCTCAGCCGCATAGTATGAAAACTGTTGAAATAAAAAAAGGCAAAGATATTGTTCTAGGCACTTTCTATAAAGGTGTACTCTCTTTGCCAAATGTTCTTGGCGAGTCTGTTTCTGAGATAGCGTTTGACGGAAAGACCTATAAAGTCACGGACTCAAGATTAGACGAAAGAGACAATCTTATTTATTTAACATTAGAACTTCCAAAGGGAAGTTCAGGAGCAAAGTCAAATGACGAATCCGCTAAAGGGTGAAGTAAATATTGAATTAGGCTCTGAGACTTATAAAGCCAGACTTAATATAGATGCCTTGGTAAAAATAGAAACAGAGCTTGATCAAGGCATTTTAAAATTAGCATCTAGAATATCACAAGCAGATGTTCGCATTTCTGAATTAATCGTAGTTTTGAAAGCCGCATTACGAGGCGGTGGTAATAATTTACAAGATAAAGATGTAGGAAGAATTATTACCGATATAGGAATTGTACAAGCTAGCACAGAAGTTGCTAAGCTTCTTGCCACAACTCTAAGCGACCCAGAGGAAAGGGAAGAACAAGAGGGAAAGCAAGAAGTGGCGAACTAGCTGACGAGATCAGCTGGATTCGCTATATGCAGATTTGCATTGGCACGATACAGATGAGACCAAAGGATTTTTGGGATTTATCGCCAGTGGAAATGTATAGCGTGATCAAAGGCTTCAAACAATTCCATACTGCCGAAGAAGATTCCATGTCTAGAGGAGAACTTGAAGAGTTAATGGAGTTACACCCAGACTAATGGCAAACACAGTAGATCAGTTAATAGTAGAGATTAAGGCAGATACTAAAGATCTGCAAAGACAACTCAAAAATATAGAAGGCAGGATCGGTGGCGCAGGTAAAGCAGGTGGTCGTGCTTTCGTACCAATGATCGGTAGTCTTAAATCTATTATTCCTTTACTTGCTTCTGTAGGTGCAGGTTTAGCAGGTATATCCGCAGTTCAAGGTATTGCAAGAGTAGGTTCTGAATTTGAGGATATGCGCGATTCCTTAAACCAAGTATTTGGTAGTGTACAGAGAGGAGATGCGGCATTTAACAGCATTTTAACTTTTGCACAAACAACTCCTTTTCAAATAGAAGATGTAACTAGGGCATTTATTTCTCTTAAAGGTGCAGGTATAGAACCTAATATGGGTATGCTGCAAACCTTTGCTGATACTGCTTCAACTTCAATAGATCAACTAGGTGCATTTAATGCAATGGTAAGACTGGTACAAAGATCAGCCGCAGGTGGCCTAGGTTTAGAAGAAATAAATCAATTAGATGATAGAGGTATTCCTGCAACTAAGATACTTACAGATGCTTTAGGTGTAACAAGATTAGAGCTAAGTAAATTTGGTCAAACAGCAGAGGGTGCTGCAGCTATGGTTCAAATGCTTATTGATGGTATGCAAGAACAGTTTGGTGGAGCCATGATTAATAAAATGGATAACCTTTCTACTAAGACTTCAAATATGACTATTGCTTTTAAAGAGTTACAGAATGCAGTTTTTGAAGGCGGACTAGGTACTTTCTTAGGAGATATGGCAGATAAACTGGGAAATCTAGCTTCTAATATAGCCAGAATGGTTAGGGCGTTGTCAGGAAACGAAACCTTATTTGACAAAACAGGCACAATGAATCCTGCAGATCAACTTAGAATTTTAGAAGAACAAAGAAAACTATTACGAGAAACATTAGATGCAAATAAAACTAAGAGAAGCAAAGGGTTTGGAGGACAGGTAATAAAAGATATTAGAGATGGTAAAGCAGATCTACTAGCTAACGAGTTTGACATTATTGCTGCAGAAGATGCTCTTTTTGAAGAATTTATGGCATCTCCTGAATTTATTGCACACATGAATAAAGGAGCAAAAGGAACAACAGAATTATCAAAAGCTATGGGAGAGCTAGATACTGTCGTTTCCGAAGCTGCACAAACTTTATCAAGAGAGTTTGCAGATGCTCTTATTGCAGGAGAAAGTTTATTAAGTAGTTTCTCTAATTTTGCAAAAAGTATTGTTTCTGAAATTATTGCAACTTTCTTAAGACTAGCAATCGTAGAACCTATCTTAAAAGGGATCTTCCCAAGTTTAGGAACTGGAACTGGAACAGGCACAGGTCTTGCAGGTGGAGGTATGGCATCTCAAGGCAGACCAGTGTTAGTCGGAGAGCGTGGTCCAGAACTATTTGTACCTCATGCACCTGGCAACATTATCAATGCCGCAGATACGAGGTCGGCTCTAAGCGGAGGAGGTGTTGTTGTAAATCAGAATATAAGCTTTGCAACAGGGGTAGTTCCTACAGTAAGAGCAGAAGTAACTAAGATGCTTCCTCAAATTGCAGATGTATCTAAAGCCGCAGTATTAGATGCTACGTTAAG